GATTGCATTTCTTTTGCCAAAACTAGCTAGGCAAAAACCAACAAGGTCATCGTTAACAGTACACACAAATAGTTTGTCATTACAAATAGGTGACCATCTCTTGCCAGTTTTGATTCCTGTGATCGCAGATTCATACGCCATCTTTGGAATAAAACCTAAACTCAAACTTTCTTTTTTACTGAGGCTGACAACATATTTTATATCTTCTAATACAGCCTCTCTCACTATCGTGTCTTCTATCATTTCATTCTGCCATCAAAGATAACTTAAAGGTCATCTGCACAACCTCCACTGAGTTAATGCAAGCCAAACGCCTTCTATGGGTGTTAATATGTCTTGAGGTGCAACCCAACATATACCCCTACCCAAGTCTGTCTCTACTGCTTCTAATTTAAATCTATCTCTACCCATACCTCCAACAATACGCATCACATCTTCATCATCAGATATGGTAACTAATATTGCGTATTCAGCGACAAACGAATCTAAGGATTTAAATAATAGCTTGCCTGATTTATGATACGTTGCCTTCACGTCAATACTTACGTCTTCAGACCACATATCAGCACCACTATCTATGCCAAGGTCAGATGCCCTATATGGAAGCTGTAAGGCTTTTGCGACTGCCATTTCAGCCTTTAAACCTAGAAGATCAATATCAGCATCTGATCTAATATCTTTGCGTTGATTTACAACACCGCTTGCCCTTGCCAATTGCCAACGTAAAGCCGCCGCTTGTTTTACTTCTGACATTTCTGATCTAGTCAATCTTACATTTAAAACCATTACACCATCCTACCATCAAAGATAGCTTGGCTGTTCTCCTTGTTCTTAATGATCTCACCAGTGTCTTGATCTTGGTATTCAACAAAGTCATCACCAGCATCATGCACCACCAAATCTTTTGGCATGATTTGTGGGATGTATAGATGTTCATCACAAGTAACTGTGGGCTTTCCTTTGGCGCAACTCCAAGTCCCATCTTTCTCTGGGGTCACATGGCTACACGTTCTACAGCTAACTTCTGGTATTTTGCATCCATGACATACTGCCCAATACGGACAGAACTTGCATTGCCAAAAACTTGCATCCTCACTTAATTTGGATGGTGGCGTCTCTGCAAATATAATTTTATTTGCCTTCTCGATAAGTTGCATGGCCTCAGACTTATCTAGCTTTAGACGTTCTGCATAAATAGCGTCAGTCTCCTTGCAAACTGCAAAGAAGTAGCAGTTCTCTAATTCAGCTAAGTGCATACCAATCTGGCATTGCGCCCAATAGATAGGCTTGCTTTTCTGCAATCCCTTCTTCTCGATATCTTTAAAACTTCTGGTGTTCATCGTTTTAAATTCAAGTGTGTGTGGCTTACTGCTCTCAGGAAAACCAAGACCTACGCCATCCAGAGACAATGCGAAGTGACCACCACATTCTGTAAATCTAACTTGCTTGCCAGTTTCTGGGTCTACTTCCCAAATCTCTACACCGATATCTCTTAGGTTAGATACAACACGATCTTCTTCACGATCACCTGTTTCAAACAATCGAAGTATTCTCCCAGAGAAGTCTGGCGTCCATGCGTGTCTAAACTGATACCAAAGTGCGCGACTACATTCATTGCCAATTTGAGATCCACCCAAGTGAGGTCGATGCTCATTCTTTCGTTTCTGTTGATATTTCTCGTAAATGAGGCGAACTGTTTCTGGCGTCATATATTGTTCAAGGTTCATTTGCTTCTCCATCTATCTAGTAAATCGGCTCACGAGGAGCCGATCCAGAGGTAGACGTTACTTCTTCCAAGGTGGTGTAGATGCACTCGCAGTTGCAACTACAGGTGATGCAGTAGCCGTAGCTCCACCTGCCGCGTCATAACCCTTAACTTCGTTAGTGGCATCATACTGACCATCAGCCGCTCTAACTGCAACTTTAACCATCAGTGGCTTGTCACATAACTCAGCACTATCCTTTGGGTTGTTCACACCAATCGCACGACAAATGCTCGATAGATTACGTTGTGCAATCTCAACCGCAGTTTGGTTTGGGTTCTGTAAGTTTAGTCGATCCCAAATTTTTCTGCCTTGATATGATCCTTCGATCACGTCAATTGTGAGTTCTAGGTATGAGCCAGTTCCAGCTTTAGTTGCCTTCTGCTCGGTGTTAGAAATTACAGCCTTGTACCAATCTGCTGGGATTGGTTCGTTAGTTGTTGTTGGCTCAATTTCCAATGCGTTAAATCCGTTTAAGTCCATGTGAGTTCTCCTACTCTGCTACAAATTGTGAAAATGGATTGCCGCCATCAAATGTAAATGGCAGTGGTTCAGTAATATTGAACCGATTTTTGGTGACTGATGATGCCTGTGGAAAGCACAGTATCTCACGTTCACCTGTAGAAATGGCGCGCTTCTTATCGCCATCTCCGCGAGTAAATGTCTTCAGTCGGATTAATCCAACTAGGTCAACATTATCAGTGTAATGTGGAATGCTCTTCTTATGCATTCTCACACAGTACCTTGCGTATGGATCTAGATCAGGCAAGTCCAACGTCTCAGTGTCGGCGTGTCCAATAAAGACCACATTCATTCCAGTTTCATAGGCAAGAGATCCTGCCCACTCTCTGATCTGGCGGTGCTTCTCAGATGCAGTTCCATACCCTGCTCCATATCCACCCCCAGCTTGGTTTATAGATTTAGCTTTAGGATCAGCCGCTACAATTTCGCTTTCGATCATTGTTGCCAATTGCGTAATGCTATCGATAACCAATGTCTTAAACTCATGCTTGTCAGTGGCTAGAGCTTCAATTGCATCTAAGACATCATTTGATGATGTTGCTAATGGAAACAAACTTACGTTTTCATTTCCCATAAGTGATGCAGTTCCATCTTCAGTTCTGATAAAGACTGGCTTTGGAAACATAGCGGCTAGAGTAGTTTTACCCATTCCACCTTCACCAAACAAGGTGGCGATTATTGGTCGCTGACCTGATGGCTTGGATAGTGATTTTAAATTTATAGCCATTTATATTCTCTATCCTCCCATTTTTCTTTAAAGACAGAGGCAAATACCTCGTCTAATATTTTATTTATTTCTTTCATTATTTTCTCCTTCTACAAAAATTAGATTTTCATGATCAGACCAACGTGACAGTTTACGTTCCAATCTGATCTGCTCTGGGCTTTTAGTCAGGCCATCCATAAACGTCACAGACTTCAACGCTTCGGATAGCATGACCAATTCATTGGCAGTAAGCTCCATTACAGAGCCTCTACTTTTACACCAACTTTTCCAGATTTAGTTGTGAATGCCTTGGCAATCTTTGACCATAGGCGCGGTTCTTTTTCCGCTAAATATCTACAACCAGCGGCATCCGCAGATACGCTTACCTTTACTGGGTGTAGGTTACTTGGGATTTTATCTTTAACTTTATCCCACGCAATAGCATCAACCTTACGAGACACAGGCTGTGATAACGTAACTTTATGCTCTGATAATTTGTGGGATATTGAGCCTTCATCTTTGGCATCTAGTGCCTCTGTGATCTGCTCTTCTATCGCATGACGCTGTGCGATAATCTGTTTTTCTAACGCCTTTACTTCTAGCCACTGGGAGGCAAGTCCATCGATATTGCTCATGGCAATTTCCTTTCTTTCTTTTTTTCACTCATTCTCTACAGAATCTTGTTTACAGAAAGATTTTCACTATGTAAAGATGTTTTTACAAATAATGCAAAAAAGGATCAAAATAATGCAAACACTACTACCACTGGACGACATACGAGAGGCGTTGCAAGATCGACGTTTAACTGTTGTCGCTGAGAAATGTGGGCTATCTCACCCAACTGTAAAGGGGATCGCATCAGGAGATGGCGTTGACCACATCAGTTTAACAACTTGGAAGAAACTTAGCCAATATCTGACCGAATCAGCATGAGCTTTCAGATAGAAGATTACTGCTCAAAGCTGAGTTGGTATCTGGTAACAATCCCTGCTGGCTCCAAAGGGCCAACGAGATTTGGTTGGCAACAACCAGAGAAGGCATTGTCCGATCCAGATCAGGCTAGACTATATTATGAGCAGAACCCAAATCACAATGTAGGATTACTGCATGGTGCATCTGGAACTTGTGCTATCGACATAGATAATGTCGAGCATACAAAAATAATTTTTGAACATCTGGGAATAGATTTTTCTGAGTTGATGCAATCTGCACCACAGATTATCGGACGTGAAAATCGTGGTAAGCTGATCTTTAAAGCTCCACCTGATTTAATCACGCACAAGATATCGTGGCCTGTCGAGGGAGATCCACGCAAAACTGAAGTGGTATTTGAATTACGCGCAGGCTCTGTTCAGGATGTACTTCCGCCAAGTATCCATCCAGATACAGGTCGTCCATATGAATGGGCGGGGAGATCAATCTTCGATGGCATCCCAGAACTACCACCACAAATTTTAACATTGTGGCGTGAGTGGGATAAGTTTCGTCCACAGCTTCAGGACATTTGCCCTTGGAAAAAGAAGGCAGAGTTTCAGCCAACACGAAAGCCAAGACCTAAAAGTGATAGCACTTCAGTGATAGATGCATTCAATGATGCACATGACATGCACACTTTGATGGTTCAATATGGATACAAGCCAACGTCCAAGGGTAGATATCTATCTCCCAACAGCACGTCAGGATTAGCTGGTGTTAAACTATTTGATGATGGCAGAGCCTACAGCCACCACGCATCCGATCCATTTGATAATGCACATACATTTGATGCATTTGAATTGTGGCTACAGTTCGAACACATGGGTAACGTCCAGAAGGCGGTCAAAGAAGCCGCTCAAATATTAAACGTAACGCAAGACGCAGAGTATGATTTAGACAAGGAAGCAATCGAGCATGGCGCAAGAGTCGCCAAGAATATTATGTCTACAAAATCAAAAGAAGTAGACACACCACTAGGTGAAATACCTGAACATTTACTAAGTGTGCCTGGCGTTCTTCAGGATGTTGTAAATTACTACACTGTATCTGCAATCAAACCCCAACCTCAATTTGCTGTGCAATGTGCAATTGCATTTGGTTCAGTT